GACTGGTACTACAAGCGCCTCGTTGGCGGGCGCACGGTGCTGCACTACTGCAAATTCGTAGGGGACACAGTGCTGTATGCCACAGAGAACGACCCGCAGTATGCGGAGCGAGGGCTGTATGACCACGGGCAGTACCCTTTCGTATTCGACCCGCTGATTCGGCTGAAGGGGACACCTTGCGGTTTCGGCTATGTGGATATCGGAAAGTGCCCGCAGGAGTATATCGACAGAGGCGGGCAGGCCGTTCTGATGAATATGCTGGCCAACACCAAGCCGCGCTTTTTCATCCGTTCAGACGGCGGTGTGAACGAGGAGGAGTTCGCGGATCAGACACGGGCCTTTGTCCACGTCACCGGCAATCTGGGAGAGGACAGCATCGTACCCATCACGGGGAAGCCTCTGAGCAGCATCTATCTGAACGTGCTGACACAGAAGATAGACGAGCTGAAAGAAACCACGGGAAACCGCGATATCTCGACAGGCGGCACCACCAGCGGCGTGACGGCGGCTTCCGCCATTGCGGCCATGCAGGAGGCTGGCAGTAAACTCAGCCGCGACCACAACAAAAGCGCGTTCCGTGCATACCGGCAGGTGATCCTGCTGGTGGTGGAGCTGATCCGCCAGTTTTACAGCCTGCCGCGGCAGTTCCGCATCACCGGCGAGGACGGCGTGCGGGAGTTCATCACCTACACCAACAGGCAGCTTCAGCCGCAGGTACAGGGGATGGACTTCGGGACAGACATGGGGCTGCGGCTGCCGCTGTTCGATGTGGAGATCACGGCACAGAAGCAGTCCCCGTACAGCAAGATGAGCCAGAACGAACTGGCCCTCCAGTTCTACAACAACGGCTTTTTCAATCCGGAGCTGGCGGATCAGTCGCTGGCGTGCCTGGAGATGATGGATTTTGACCGCAAGCAGGCCATCATGCAGCGCATTGCCCAGAACGGCACCATGTACCAGCAGATGCAGCAGATGCAGCAGCAGATGGTCATGCTGATGCAGAAGCTGGCCGCCGTGACCGGCGACACCGAAATGCTGGCAGCACTGGGCGGCGGAGCGGTGCCGGCGCAGACACCGCCGGCAGGTAATGCAGATGCTGCGGCGGCCGTGCAGGGGAACAGTGTGGCCGGTGGGGATGAACGGAAACTGGGTGAGAGCGCTACCACGAAAAAAGCGCGGCAGCGTGTTGCAGACGCCACAGCACCCGCGTAAGGAGGGACGGCATGGTCAGGGTGAGATTCGAGCGCAGAGGAGAAACGGCGAGTCTGACCGTGTGCGGCCACGCCGGATATGCGCCAAGGGGACAGGATATCGTCTGCGCGGCGGCATCCATGCTCAGCATGACCGCTGCCGCCCGTGCCAGCGCACTGGGACAGGTGCGGACGCTGGATATGCAGGAGGGCAGTATGCGGCTTGTCTGTGAGGCTGCGCCGCAGGTGTTGGAAGCGCTGGAAACAGTCAGGGCGGGATTCGCCGTGCTGGCGGAGAAATATCCGGCACACATCAGTTTGACAGGGGCGGCAGACCGCCCTGCCAATACAAACGGAGTCGCCCGCCAAAGGGCAGGAGGAGAGCAGAATGAAGAAGTTTTTTGACGGCTGTATGGATCTTCAGCTTTTTGCTGAGGGCGAAGGGGAGGGCGCCGCCCCCAAGTCGGGCGAGGGCGCTCCCGCTGCGGCGGAGGGTGCAGCACCTGCCGCCGAGGTGCAGGAACAGCAGCAGGAAAAGCCGGATCGCGGCGCTGCGTTTGAAGCGCTCATCAAGGGCGAGTACAAGGATCTGTACGATGCCCGGGTGAAGGAGACTGTGCAGCGCAGGCTGCGGGGCACCAGAGAGCAGGTGGAGCGTCTGCAGGCCATGATGCCCATGCTGACGGTATTGGGCCAGCGGTACGGCGTAGACCCCAGCGATGTGGCGGCACTGTCGCGTGCCGTGGATGCGGATGAATCCTATCTGATCCGTGAGGCGGAAAAGAAAGGCATTTCCCCTGACACGCTGCGGGAGACATGGCGGCTGGAGCGGGAGGCCACCAACCTCCGCCGCCAGATGGATGACTACAGGGCCGAGCAGGAAACGCGGCGCATCTACGGCGAGTGGCAGAAGCAGGGAGAGCAGTGCAAGCTGCTGTATCCGGCCTTTGATCTGGAGGCGGAACTGCAGAACGAGGATTTCTGCCGGCTGCTGCGCAACCGCGTGAATGTACAGACGGCCTATGAGGTCATCCACAAGGACGAGATCATCCCGGCGGCCATGCAGGTAGCCGCACAGCAGGCGGCGGAGAAGGTCACGGCCGCTGTGCGGGCCAACGCTGCCAGACCTGCCGAGAACGGCAGCAAGGGTTCTGCGGCATCTGTGGGAAAGATCGACGTGGCCAACATGACAAACGAGC